GATAACTTCATAATTGTTTCTAAACTGACAATGAACTATGGCCCAATGGGAGTGCATCAAGATATAAACGATGACCACCCGCTAAGTGATAGTTTTATAGTAATGGTATACATTAACGATGATTATGACAATGGGGAAATTTATTTTCCAGAAAGAAATTTTGTCTATAAGCCAAGAAGCGGAGACATTGTTTACTATAAAAGACAATTAAAACATGGGGTAAATGCAGTAACCAGGGGTGAAAGGTATACTATTGGCACATCTTTTGCTGGTCCAATTGAATAGGCTTAAAATATAAAGATAAGTAGGTATAATATGGTATGTCGCAAAATAAGGAAAATATTCCTCCTACCTTCTATCACCATAGGCCTATCAAAAAGTTCTATCTTGATGGGATTATCCACGATGAGTCAGCCCTTGGTAGGCTTAAGGCGGAGTATGTCAGATTGCTTGAATCTGAGATGCGACTTTCAGGATATGTTCCAAGGCTTGACATAACTCCAGATTTTACGCTAGACTATAATCACAAGAAAAAATATTTTGAATTTCAACTAACAGTACACGGAACATATACGGGGAGAAAACAAAGCGAATGGATATCAGGAATAGACGGAAGCACGGCAATCTATACACAAAAGAGCAAATTAAAAGAGTTCTCACAGGAACAGGTGTAACGATTGAGTCTGAGGTTGACTCAGATTATATTATTTTTTGTCCATACCATAATAACAATAGAACCCCAGCAGGAGAAATAGATAAGAATAGCGGAACTTTCTTTTGTTTTGCTTGTCACCACGTAACTGGATTTATTGAATTTGTTATGCATATGTCTAATAGAACATACTTTGAGGCTGCAAGATTTATTAAAAGCAAAGAGACAGAAACAAGCATTGAAACAGATATCGATAAGGCTCTATACAAAAAACCAGAGTTTACAATGTTTGATGAATTAGTTCTTAAGCGTTTGCACAACAATCTCCTTGAATCAGAAAGAGCAAAGAATTATTTTAACTATAGAAAAATTAACAAAGAGTCAGCATCAAAGTTTTCTTTAGGATATTCAGAAAAGCAAGATATGGTAACTGTACCAGTCCATAGTCCAGATGGTTTGCCTATTGGTTTTGTTGGAAGATCTATTGAAGGTAAAGAGTTTAAGAATACTCCAGGCCTACCAAAATCTAAAACCTTATTTAATTTGCACAGAGTTAAAAGTTCAGGGACAGTGTATGTTGTGGAGTCATCCTTTGATGCAATCAGGCTTGATCAAGTAGGACTTCCTGCTGTGGCTACACTTGGATCAAATGTTTCTAACATACAAATAGAGTTGCTTCAAAAGTACTTTAATGATATAATTGTTATTGCGGACAACGATGAAGCAGGTGGAAATATGAAAACTAAGATAGTTGAAAAACTTGGTTCTCGTGTATCCGTAATCAAACTAAATAAAGAATATAAAGATATAGGCGACATGGACGATAAGTCAATTAAAGAACTGGATTTCCAGTTTGACAAATCAATACAGTCTATGCTAAACTAACATAACACAGAAAAGAGAAAACAAATGGCAATACTAAGAGGAATCAAAGAAATGGGTCCAATACTAGATGGCCCAAAGGGTGGCGATGGCCCAAAGGTTAAGTGGCTAAAAATTGCAGATGGACAATCTGTAAAGATTAGATTTTTAGAAGAACTTGACGAAGACTCAGCAAACTATAATGCAGAGCGTGGTCTAGCAATTGTTGTATCAGAGCACACAAACCCAAAGGACTACAAGCGTAAGGCTGTAGATACAATGGATACAGAAGGTCGTGACTGGGCAGAAGAGATGCACCGCAAGGATCCAAAGGCTGGCTGGAGAGCACGTCTTCGTTTCTATTGCAACGTTCTAGTAGACGACGGCATTGAAGCACCATATGTTGCAATCTGGTCAATGGGTGTCAGCAAGCAATCATCATTCAATACAATTCGTGAGTATGCACTTGAAACAGGAAGCATCTCAAATGTACAGTGGAAGTTAAAGCGTAACGGACAGGGAACTGAAACCAGTTACACACTAATTCCATCTGCACCAGACAAGGAGCCATTCAACTGGGGAGACATTAAGCCTTACCCACTAGAATCTGCACTACGCAAGGTTCCATACGCAGAACAAGAAGCGTTCTATTTGGGCTTTGATGGCCCATCTGCCACTTCAGCAACAAACGCTGATTGGTAATATGAACTACGTCGGCTTACATGTTCACACCCATTTTAGTTTGTTTGATGGGATTGCTACTCCAGAAGAATACGTTGACCGTGCAGTTGAGTTAGGGATGCCAGCAATTGCCATCACTGACCACGGTACTTTATCTGGGCATAGGGAACTGCACCGTATTGCAAAAGCAAAGGGCATTAAGCCAATTCTAGGTCTAGAAGGATACATGTGTGCAGACATATCTGATACAAGAGATAAGTCTGAAAGAGAAGGTCAACAAGATCTTGTCTACAATCACATTATCCTTCTAGCCAAGAATCAAATTGGTTTGGAGAACCTAAACAAGATTAGCGAACTATCTTGGACAGATGGTTTTTTTAAGAAGCCACGATTTGATTTTGAAATATTAGAAAAATATAAAGAAGGAATTATTGTTTCTTCTGCTTGCCCAAGTAGCGTTTTAGTTAAAGCACTTGAAGAAGAAGAGTTTGCTCTTGCTAAGAAATATATATCTTGGTTTAAGGAACGCTTTGAAGATGACTACTATATTGAAGTCATGCCTCACAATGAAGCCCACATCAATAAGTATCTTATAGAGTTAGCAGACGAGTTTGGTATTAAGGTTATTGTTACACCAGATTGCCACCATGTAGACTCGTCACAAAAAGAAGTTCAAGAATTTAAGTTGCTTATGAACACCCACGGTAAGTTTGTAAAAGATGCAACATACGAAAAGTCAAAGAAAAAAGGCAACATGATGGAACGCCTTGACTATCTATATGGCGAAGACCGTCAGATTACATTTAATAAGTTTGATATCCACCTGCTATCATACGAAGAGATTAAGGCAGCGATGGAATCGCAGGGTATTGATCGACCAGACATCTACTCAAACACAATCCTATTAGCAGAGACAGTAGGAGACTATGGAATTCAAGAAGGACTAAACCTGCTACCAGTACAGTACAAGAGTCCTGACAAAGAACTTGCAAAGGTTGCATTAGAAGGTTTAGCAGAGAGAGGTTTGTCAGAAAACCAAGAGTACCTTGATAGACTTGAAGAAGAGTTGCAGATTATTAAAGATAAGAAGTTTGCTCCATACTTCCTTGTTGTAAGTAATATGATTAACTGGGCTAAGAAAGAAGAGATTATGGTTGGTCCAGGTCGTGGATCATCTGCTGGCTCTCTTGTTTGCTACGCACTAAAGATTACAGACATTGATCCTATTGAACACAATCTCTTATTCTTCCGTTTTATTAATCCAGAGCGTAACGACTTCCCAGATATCGATACAGATATTCAGGACACTCGTCGTGAAGAAGTAAAAGATTATCTTGTTAGACAGTATAGACACGTGGCATCCATCGCCACCTTCCTTGAATTTACAGGCAAAGGAATTGTTAGAGATGTTTCACGAGTACTGAATATTCCTTTGTCAGATGTGAATAAGGTTTTAAAGACTGTAGACTCTTGGGATGACTATTGCACATCTAAATCAACACGAGAGTTTCGTGAGAAGTATCCAGAAGTAGAGGTTTACGGAGAACAACTTCGTGGTCGAATTCGTGGTACAGGTATTCACGCAGCAGGTGTTGTAACTGCAAAAGAGCCAATCTTCAGATATGCGCCACTTGAAACAAGATCATCTACTGGATCTGATGAAAGAATTCCTGTAGTTGGTGTTGATATGGAAGAAGCAGAGCGCATTGGTTTGATTAAGATTGATGCACTTGGTCTTAAGACTTTATCTGTTCTTAAGAATACGATTGACATAATTAAAGAACGAGACGGTAAAAAGATTGACCTTCTTAAGATCAAGATGGATGATGCAAATGTTTATCAGATGCTATCAGATGGCTATACAAAAGGTGTTTTCCAATGTGAAGCAGCACCATATACAAACCTTCTTGTTAAGATGGGTGTCAAGAATCTAAATGAACTTGCTGCATCAAACGCTCTTGTCCGTCCAGGTGCAATGAACACTATCGGAAAGGACTATGTTGATCGTAAACATGGTCGTCAAAATATTTCTTATACTCACCAAGTACTAAAACAATTTACGGAGGACACATATGGCTGTATTCTTTACCAGGAACAAGTTATGCAAGCATGCGTACACCTTGGCGGTATGTCCATGTCGGAAGCAGATAAAGTTAGAAAGATCATTGGCAAGAAAAAAGATGCTAAAGAATTTGATCAGTTTAAAGAGAAGTTCGTAGAGGGTGCGTCTAAGTTTGTATCTCCAAACATTGCTCGTGACTTATGGCATGACTTTGAGGCTCACGCAGGGTACTCATTTAATAAGTCACACGCAGTAGCATACTCAACTCTATCCTACTGGACAGCGTGGCTAAAGTATTATTACCCACTTGAGTTTATGTACTCAGTGCTAAAGAATGAAAAGGATAAAGATGCAAGAACTGAATATCTTATTGAAGCAAAAAGAATGGGCATTAGTGTTAAGTTACCTCACATTAACGATTCGGATATCGATTTTAAAATTGAGGGGAAGGGTATTCGGTTTGGACTCACTGCTATCAAGTTCATATCTGATAAAATTGCAGAAAGATATATTGCAGCACGACCATTTGGTTCGTACAAAGAACTTGAAGAATTTACATTTACCAAGGGCAACGGAGTAAACAGTCGTGCACTACAAGCACTTAGAGTAATTGGTGCAGCAACATTCAATGATAATCCTAGAAATGATCAGGAGATTAAAGAGAATCTATATGAATACTTAAACCTTCCAGAGTTTAATATTACAATACCTTCTCACTACTATGCTTTCATTCAGGATATTGTTGACTTTGAAGAAAAAGGATCATACATCTTTATGGGTATGGTAAAATCAATTAAAAGAGGAACAGGATGGTCACGAGTTGAAATTTTGGACAAAACTGGCAGCGTCGGTATATTTGATGATGAAAATACGACTATTGAGACTGGTCGTTCTTACTTGGTTCTTTGTAATGACAACAGGATTGTATCTTTCATACCTTCTGATGAAATAAAAGAATCATCTCATGCTCTTGTGAAGTTCTTAAGTTACAAGCAACTTCCATATAAAGATGATGAGATGTTTGTAGTTTCATTTAAACCAAGGATTACAAAGACAGGCAAGAAGATGGCCTCTCTAACTCTTGCAGATACAAGTAGAGATCTTCATTCAATCACAGTCTTTCCTACATCATTTGCAAAAGCATATATGAATATTGAAGAAGGCAAGTCGTACAAGTTTGATTTTGGTAAAACTAAAGACGGAACAGTAACATTGGAGGATGTACATGTCAGTTAGTATAGAAGAAGCATTAGCACAACTTGATCCTAAGTTGAGAAAGAGATTAGGTAGCGGAGTAGGCGTTAACTATGAGTACCAACCTACACCCAGTTTCGGTTTAAACCGTGCCCTTGGTGGTGGACTTCCCTATGGTAGACAAGTACTAATCTGGGGCTCAAAGTCTTCTGCAAAGTCCTCTATGTGCCTTCAGATGATTGCATTAGCACAAGCAGAAGGAAAGTTATGTGCTTGGATTGATTCAGAAATGTCATACTCTGAAGACTGGGCTAGAACTTTGGGGGTAGATCCAGAAAAACTAATCTACTCACAGGCAAGAACTATTAGCGATATGGTAGATGTAGGCGTTGGATTAATGAACGCAGGAGTTGACCTAATCGTGGTAGACTCTATTACATCAATGCTTCCTGCCATCTATTTTGAAAAAGATACAGATGAAATGAAAGCATTAGAAAACACTAAACAGATTGGAGC